TATTTTAAAATTTTAAAAAAAAAAAAATACAATACAAAGCCAAAAGCAAAAGCGGCAAAGCCATGTCCCCCTACCACACCCAACAACCAACTTCTTACGTATACAGAGAAAAAAACATTTTTCAAACAATCGAAACAAAAAACGAAAGCTTGACGGCCTTCGAGAAGTGCGCTATCCTACTCCCTATGCAAGACCAGTCCGAATATCACACTCAGGCCGTAGATAAAATATGCCGCTTCTGCGGCAAACCATTCCACGGCCACCCCACACGTCTCTACTGCACCGTGCGCTGCAAGCGCCGCGCAAAAGAACACCGCTGGACAATGTCCTACATCGACTCCGTCCAGTCCATCAAAACAGCGCACACACGCTACTACTCCACAGCCAACAAGATCGAAGCAGAGGGCATCTTCGACTTCGTAAAAAATTCACCCACACCCGAAACACCGCTCGTCCGCACCTTTACCGAACCAGACTCCACAATCGTACCCGCAGAAATTGGCCTCACCGCTGATGCAGCTGGCGGATACTACATTGCCATCCTTCCTCCAGACATGCGCTCCCTCGCGCCACGTTCCGTAACCATCGCAATGCGCGAAGATGAAATATAAAGTTCTCATCCGTGTCGAGATGCCGGACCAATTCTTAGCAATGACGCCCGCATACTTTTTCCCTTGGCTCAACGAACATGACTACCGCGTCACCAACGATCTAGAAATTGTAGACATTTACGGCGTCCATATCGGCCAAATCAAAAATGACTCGCCAGCAGACTGGTACAAATTTCCCAGAACAAAACTAACAGACTAACAAACATGACCCCACAACAAATACTCACCCAAGGATTCATAGAATCTCTCAACAGCGGCACCATACCCTGGCAAAAGCCCTGGGTCTCCCGCTCCTTCAAAAACCTAATCAGTAAGAAATCTTATCGCGGTTTCAACGTCCTAGCCCTCGGACTCTTCGGACAAGGCGAATACTACCTAACGTTCAACCAGATACAGGAACTAGGCGGCCACCTACAAAAAGGCACCCGCGCAATCCGCATCGCATTCTACAAAACCCTCCGCGACGAGGACAATGACAAGAACTTTGCAATGCTCCGCTATTACAACGTATTCCCCGCCGTCCGCGTCGAAGGCATAGAAGTCCCGGCCACCCCCGTGCTGGACTTCGTCCCGCACGACAGGGCAGAACAGCTAGTCCTAGACGGTGAATCTCTGCTCTCCGCACCCATCACCTACGGCTCGCACCGCGCAGCCTACACCCCCGCACTCCACACCATTGAACTACCGCACAAAGAAAACTTCCGCTCTACTGAGGAATACTATGCAACAGCATTCCACGAAATTGGCCATAGTCTATGCGAAGCAGATCAGCGCCACTCGGTTGAACCGTATTCATTTGAAGAACTCTGCGCCGAAATCTTTTCGTGCTTCGCACTCAACGAATGCGGATTGCTCAGCACTTCGTGCTTCACAAATAGTAAAGCCTACGTCCAAGGTTGGGCCAAAAAGCTCCAATCAGAACCCGGCCTAATCCTCAAAGCCGCCTCCCACGCCGCCAAACGATTCGATAAACTACAGGCTCAGCCTGTGGTAAGTGCCTAGGCAAGTAATCTCCCAAACAAACATACATAATATGCAGTACAAAACCGAAAACCCAAACCTAACTCCAATCCAGCGCACCGAGCGCCGTCTCCAAAATGAAATGGCTCAGCTCGTCGCTCAACTAGAATTCCTCCAGACCCACCGTGAGCTTCTAGAGAGCTTGGCTATACAGCCAACATTCTGCCTCGACTTTGTCGATTTCGACAATCTAAAGCGCCCAGATATGCTGCGAGTCCTAAAGATATTCCCAGGCAAATGGGACAAATCGCCCGGCTACAATGGCGGCCTACACTACATCCGCCGCGAACGTGTCGGTGGCTTCCAAATCCGCATATACAACGGTGAACCACCCACCAGCTGTGTGATCGAGGAAAAAGTGGAATATATCCACGTCCCGGCCAAAGTCGAACGTGTCGTCACCCGCGTAGTCCGCTGCCCCGAGCCTACGGCTCCAGCGAATAGCGACCAAATCTAAACTGATACCCTGGATGCTCTTCGGAGCATCCAGTAATCATTTTATGAAAAACCCAAACCAAATCGTAACTCCCACCGCCGCCCAGTACCTGGACACCATCCAGCACCAAATCAACATTCTCCGCAATGTTCACCCCGACTGCTGGCAGCCTCAAGATATCAGCGCCCTCCATGAAGTAGACGACATGCTCGATAACATAATCCTCTACTTCGAAGATCTATCAGACGACGCCCACCGTACCTACGAATGAAAATCGTAATCGTCGGCCCCCCGCGCACTGGCAAATCAACCCTAGCCAGAAAGCTGGCCTCACCCAGTGAAATATACTGTTCAGACCATCTGAGTCACACCAAGCAACCAGTCTATGGTGTGAACTACCTACCCGAGTCCATCACAATACTAAATTCAGGTAAATACGTTGCGATGCGCTGGATGACATTACCGGACCCTTGGTTGATTGAAGGCCACGCTGCCGCTCGCGCCTTACGTCATTGGCTATCGTTCAACGTCACCATCCCCTGTGATCGCGTCTACGTCCTCACTCGCCCAAAAACCGAAACTACAGACGGCCAACGTAAAATGGGGAAAGGCATAATGACAGTCTGGTCCCATCTATACCCCCACCTCTCTCACATAACCCACTTCCCAGATAACGACTAACCTATGAAATATATCATCAAATACAAAGGTAAAGAGTTGTGCTCATGCGAAACTCACGAAGCCGCACAGCTCATACTAAGATCCATCAAAGACTCAGCATACGACCGTGGCGATGTCGCTGAAATGGAAGCCGCAGACACCCTAGAAATCGTATCACCCCTGTGACAAAGAAAGATTTCATCGCACTCACCACCGCGCTCTCGCGCGGCTATCACCAAATACAAGATCCAGTCGAGCGCCGTGGCTACAATCACGCCATTCACGCTTGCATCCAATTCTGCTCAGCAAACTACCCAAAGTTCGACGCCGTGCGATTCGCCGCCACAATCTACCAAACCCAAAAACACAGCAAATGAAACAAACCTCTACACTAATCGCACGTACTGCACGTGAAGCACGGGTCGAAGCTGCCCGCCGCTGGCCTACACAAGAAGTCAAACTCTTTGGCTACCATAATGAAATCTGCGTTTACATCACCACAATTCGTCCCGCAAACGCCAAAGGTCATTACGCCGTCGCCACCGCAGTTCGCAATCGCTCACCGCGACCCACCCGCTTCACCGTGGAAATTTAACGACAATGATATTATGCCAGACCTCACCATCGAATACTACCACGTCTGCCCCAGCACCCAGCACTTCCACAAACAAATAAAAGAGTACAGCGTAACCTACGGCTTCCAGCCAACCGGTGACTACCAGTACGGATGGTCCTGTACCTGTCCGCACTTCCGATTCCGTAAAACTGAATGCAAACACATCCAGGCCGCGAAGGAAGAACGCTGTGCTTGGAACGAAGAAGCATTCTACGGCTCGGGTGCCCCTAAACCCGCAGACGGCAAGTGCCCAAACTGCGGTGAAACTCTAACAGTCATCAAAGTAGCTGTTTAACATTATGCCAGACCCAACTCCACAACAAGAATCTGTCTTCGACGCCGCAATCCACGGCACCCGACACATAATCGTCAATGCCTCCGCAGGCTCCGGTAAAACCTGGGTAATCGTCGAGACTGCCCGCCGTATCAGCCCGCGTGCCATCAGCGTCTTTATCGCGTTCAACAAGTCCATTGCCAACACCCTTCGAGAAAAGTTGCCTCCCTACTGCAAATCCAGCACCTTCCACAGCCACTGCCTCGGTGCCCTCAAACTAGGGCTGCCCAGATTCCCCAACGTAGACGAGGACAAAACCCGCAAAATCTTCCGCACCCTATGCGAAGGTGACAAAGAAGAGTTCTACACCTACGCGCCCTTCGTCACCAAACTAGTAGAATACGGCAAGAGTCAACCCTCTACAGATCCTGCATGGCAGGATCTCGTAGACTATCATCAGCTCCTATGTGATGGCAGCGAAGAGCGGGGCATCAAATACGCCGCGCAAACATTCGCCCTCTCCATCAAGGATCACGCCAACATAGACTACAATGACATGATCTATCTAACGTGGCTACTAAATGTACCCTTCGTCCGCGCCGATTACCTCTTCGTAGACGAAGCCCAGGATCTAAACGGCATCCAACACGCCCTGTTGGATCGCATGGTCAAACCCACCGGCAAGATCATTGCAGTAGGTGATCCATACCAAAGTATCTACGCCTTCCGCGGTGCAGATAGCCAATCAATGCCTAAACTCAAGGCTCAATTCAACATGCTGGAGCTGCCTCTAAGTGTCAGCTTCCGCTGTTCCAAGATGGCAGTCTACGCCGCGCAACACGTCCTCACCACATGGCTAGACCACCGCATCATCACAAACAAATACAACCCCCCAGAGGTGGATCTGTGCCCTCTGTGCGGCGAAACCGCACAGGATTGCGTATGCGAACAAACCCTCAACCAAACATTAGATGAACATAATAACTAAATACAACTGCGAACACTGCGGAAAGCCGGTCACCACCAAAGACCGCCTCACGATAGAGCGCCACAGCGGACCATCAACCCACTACCTGCACTTTCACAAGGAATGTTGGCGCTGCCCAAAATGCGGCACCAACGGTCCACATTACTGCCCCGCAGATATCGCCACAGAATGAAAACTGACCCAGAAACCGCCCAAAAGATACTATCTCACATCGACAGCGAATGGTATAAATTCCGCGAGCAATACTTTACGCTGGCATGGACTTTAACTAAGGATCAAATTGCTGCCGCAAAGGCCGGCTTCTACGCTGGCTTCAAGGCCGGAGTATGTGCCATGCACGACGCCGACAAAATACTATGAAACTCTATCAACAAATGAAGCGTAACGACCGGCGCTATAAAGATTGGTCAACCAAGGAATTGACCGAAGATATACAGCCCAGCGTTGGACTGCGTATGAAGCCGGATCATTCCTACTCCGTCCACATCAATCTCCATCCCTATATCCTAGGTGATATCACCCCTCTAGAAGCGGTGAGCTTGGCCGAGAGCTTGATTCAATACGCCAACAAAGTCCAAGATCTCAACAAACCACTAGCAGAAATAAAATCGTGAAACTCGCCACAACCTACCGCTTTCTGCGTGAGATAAGTGAGAGCATAGATGACAAAGAAGTCCAGCATATGCTGGACCTCTCCTCGGAAACAATCCTCCACCTCGAGGAAACTAGTACCTACCGCTCCATCGTACGACACCTCGACAAGCAGTACAAACCGCTAATCGACCACATAAACGAAATTGCACTCGGCATCCAAGAAAAGCACCCACACGACTTAGACTACGATGCGCTCCTATGGATTACCGGCCTCACGTTCGCCGTAAATCTAAAGGACTCCGATATGATGATGACTCAACTAGCATTATTTATAGCTGCCCAAAAAGCAGACTTTCATCGCATAGCAGACGACAAATTCCGTCTAGTCCTAACCTACACTCACATCGTTCTAATCAAACTACAAATAGAAGAGGAAAAAACCAAATGATAGAGCACGCCCCTAACGCCCCAGAAGGTTCCATTGAAACATGGTTCGACTGGTACGCTTCAGACATCGGCCCCCAGGACGTAATCCTGTGCCGCAATACCGCCCCACTAATCGGAGTCGCCTTCGCACTACTCGGCGCACGTCACCCGTGCTACGTCCTCGGACGTGACATCGGCGCTGGCCTCACCGCCCTCGTCAAAAAAATGAAGGCTAACTCCATCCTAGAACTCACCGACAAACTCCGTGACTATGAGCACACCAAAACAGAAGACCTAAAGGACAAAGGCAAGGACAGCGCAATCGCCAATCTCAAGGATAAATGCGAATGCGTCCGCATGTTCATGCAGAACGCCAAGTCCGTCCAAGAAGTTCTCCTAATCATCTCCGAGCTATTCGGTGAAGAGAAAAAGAACGTTACGACCCTATCCACCATCCATAGAGCAAAGGGCGGAGAGTGGGACCGAGTCTTCATTCTCGACGTTGGCTTAATGCCCAGCAAATACGCCACTGAAGAGTGGCAACAGCAGCAAGAGGTCAACCTAATCTATGTAGCAGTCACTCGCGCCAAACTCGACATCATCTATATTGACTCAGGAGATTTCCAACGATGAAAACCTACAAAGAAATCGCCAGCGAATTGCTCGACGCACTAAAAATCAGTGTGAACAAACACGACCTAATTCCCAGCGATTGGAGTGTAATCGACACGCTCGAACTTATCGCAAAAGCGGAGAAGGTACTATCAGAATGACACTCAGCGATTGGGAAACGGTTATCTACCTACTCATCCAGATAACCGTTTCCCTCTACATAACCTACCTAATAATGACGCAGTCATGCTAACCACGGACAAACATTCATTCTACACTGGGGCCACCCTTGGCGCACTCATCAAGGCTGGCCTCACAGCCTTGCCGCTGCCCGATAAATCGGGCAACTTCACCAATCAGCTCCTAATAGATTTCGGCAAGGACAACATTTACATCCTGACTCTCGAACACAAAAATCAATATTTAAAACGGGAAGACAATGGAGTCTAACGATAGCATAAGCCTCCAGAATTTCGAAAGTCTCGACCAAAATCTTTCATGAGTACTCCTAGAGAAATTCTAGCCAAATATCTTGGCACAACCCCACTCGAGGAACCGCACATTATGAATCTCGCTGAACTAATAGCCAAACTACAAGAAATGTTAGACAAACACGGTGACTGTGAAGTCTGGGTTGATACAAGAGTAAGAGGTCTCATTGGTCAAACAGACTGGGTTGGTGTAGGTGATCCGCACGGCAGACCGTATGTCACCATCCTGGTTGTATAATCGACCCGGCGGAGTTCTTACGCTTTTCGCGTAACAAAGTTATTCACACGATATTCACCGAAAAATAAGCTTGACTCGACCTGCCCACTTTGCTAAGTTCCATACTGGATCGCGCCGTTTCGAGGCGACCCGCGCTCCACCAACTAATGCCTCACAATCGAAAGAATAAACAAACAAAATTATGCAGTACCCTACACAGTCCTGTGGCTACAAACTAAGTTTTACAGGACAAGATACAGTAGAAGAATATGACGAAGCAGCCGGGGAACCCGGTGCGGCATTGAAAGATGCGGTAAATAATACCATCTACCGTAGTACTTTACCCGAATGGCAGAACGCCTTCGGGAAACTATTGCAGGAACGGACAAAAATACCACGGGAAATCGATCCTGACGCCACAGCTCGCGTCAAAGCGCGAGCTAAGAATCCTAACGACACTAAAGCTGTCCCAGAAAGATTTCGTACCTACAATACTAGAGTACGCAAACTCTATGCCGGTGCAGATGGTGAGAACGGCGGTGACCCTACCAAAGTCAAAGAATTAGAGACTTGGGCACAGGAAGTTGCTGCCAGCATCACTGTAGATCCGTCCCCCGCTCGCGTATCAGCAATCGCCAAAGGCGACCTGCTCAAAGCGGAGGATATCCTCGATCACGATACGGATTACATCGAGGCGAAAGTTCAAAAGTTCTTGGCCGCAGTGCCAGAATTCGAACTTATTCGTGACGATGACAACCGTCCTGAGAAACAATCCCTAGCACGCCTCGTTGGTCGTTACATCGACGTAGTGCTTTAACCCCTTGGTGCCTTCGGTCTGGAAAGTGATCTGGAGAAGTAGTGGGCCGGAGGCACCACCTCTTTCAATGACTAACTACGATAAAATCGATAAAGTAATAGCTGAAGCATTCGGCACCCAAGACCTCGGAAAGTTAGCCGCCCTCCATTTACAGTTAGATGAACTAATAAGAAAGGAGAAAAGTGCCACTAAAGAAGTCCGCATCCAAGGAAGCAGTGTCCCAGAACATAAGTACTGAGGTTGCTGCCGGAAAACCGCAGAAGCAAGCAGTTGCTATTGCACTCGAGACACAACGCCGCGCCAAACACGGCAAATTCAACTACAGTAAGAAATGATGCTCCCCCTACCACGGCGCACATTATGGCTAATGACGATAGACCAAAGATCTGGGCACAACTGCCACATGAAATCTACGAATACTTCTTCAGGAAAATATTTGCAGGCGACCGTGGAATCAAACAGCGACTAATAAATCAGTTTTTCGAAGCGTTACACAATGAATGCAAACGACAGCACATTAAAGCAGAATGGAGTCCCGAGTCAGGGGAAGCCGTCCGTGAAATAATGACCAACCTCACCTTTCATGCACACCGATCCAGACGCGCCCTTAATTCACCTGCTCAGCATCAAGCACAACCCCCTCCTAGTCCAGATGACGGATCAGCAACTGAGGGAGTATGTGATTAAGCTTAGAACCCCTGCCGAGAAACCTAAGCCCAAGGCCAAGGTTTCGACGAAGGAACCTAAGCTATCCATAGCCGCCCGCCGCCAAGCAATCCGGGATGCAATATAAGCGTTACGAGTACGCCGTCCATAACGCTTCAGGACTTATGATTGGTGGTCGCATAACCTTCGTACGTCCTGCCACTATTGAAGAAGCAACTCAACGTGCCGTCGAAGAGTCAGCCAATACCGCCATAAATATGGAAGTACCCTTTGACCCATTTAACGTCAGAGTAGTAGTAAAACCAATCAGTAGAAAATATACCCAAAAATGAAAAACTCCGAAGTTGTAGCCAACGCACAGAAAGTCCTCGAGCTAGCCAAAAAGCAGGGATTCGATAATGCCACTCTCCAGTTCATAGACGAAGACGATAACGTCTACGAATCCGTAGCGGATGCCGCATCCAACTTTACAGCGGACGACGAGGTCGAGCTTACCGTCAACGTAAACCTAACTCTAAGCCTCACGATGGTGATGGTTGGTGATCCCGAAGACGAAGATGCTGAACCCGAAGCAACCTTTCCCTAATGCAGGACGGCCTCTACCAAGTCAAAACTAAATATTTGTGCGCGGGATTCGTGATCTCCAATGGAGCAATCGAGTCCTGCGCCCCCATTCTCCGCAAGAACATCCTGTTCTGGCTTAAATTAAGCAAAAGAATAGAACCAAATGATCGACATAGAACTACCAAACACTGAACTACCACCGCCCACAATATCCAAACCCAGAGAATTCCTCAGACCTCTACCACAAGACGGCCACTACCTCCTAATATTAGATAACAGCGCCCTAGAACACTTCACAAAATGCCCAACTAGCGCCCTTCACTACCTAATCTACCGGCGCGAGGCTCATGCCCGCAATGCCGCCCTAACCTTTGGCGGTGCAATCCATGAGGGCATAAAAGGCTACCTCTTGGGCGAGAGCGCCCAAGAACAAGATCAGCGGATCGTTCAATACTTTACCGAGAATCCCTCACCTCCAGATGAATACCGAACTGTTGGCATGGCGCTACGCGTCATGGCCCACTACCGCATTCAGGATCTAGGCTGGGAAATTCTCGAGGACAACGGTGAACAGCTAATAGAGAAACCGTTCGAGATCCCTCTCGGACGCCTTGACGTTAACACCAAGATTCGCTTGCCCGAATGGCCCGAGCCGCGCCACGTAGAAGCTATCCACGTCGCGTGGTCTGGCCGCATTGATCTAGTTGCCCACGTCAATGGCCATAATCGTGTCGTAGATCACAAAACGACTAGCATCGGCGGTGATCAATACATCCCCGCTTTCCAGCTCGCCCACCAAACCATCGGTTACACCTGGGTAGCTAGGATATTGTGGCCCGAACTAGACATCACCGGATTCTGCTTAGATGGAATCGGTCTACGTCGTGTCCAAGAGGACACGAAAAATCTAATAGCCAAGGGTCCACGTGGCGGTGAAGCCCCATTGACGTTTTTCAAGGCATTCTTCGACTACACCCAAGAACGCTTAGAAAAGTGGGAAGCTAACACGCTCACCATCACCTCGGACCTAGTCCACTGCTTAGTTCGAAATCAGTTCCCCATGTTCACCAACAGTTGTTTTGGGAAATATGGAAAGTGTATGTATCACGATGCATGTACAATCGAGAACGACCAAGTCCGAATGAGATTTCTAAATAGTGATTCCTTCAAACCAGTCACCTGGAACCCAGTATTATGAAGACAATCAAAATGGCTAGGGAGTCATGTCTAGTAGACGATGATGACTTCGAACGGTTGAGTCAATTTGCATGGTGTCTAGTAAATGGTTATGCCAGCAACGTCATACGCGGTAATCATATGTATATGCACCATGCAGTTATAGGCAAACCTCCCTCGGGAATGGAGACTCATCATAAGGATGGAAACAAACTAAACAATCAGAAACACAATCTAGAATTCGTTACTCACGATACAAACCAACATCACGCAAAGAGACACAACAGATTAGGCTATAGAGGATTGAAATTAAACAAAGCTAAGTTCAACGTACAAATAAGAAAGGCCGGAATAACCTATTGTTTAGGTACATACGAAGATGCGGAAGAAGCCGCTAGAGTATACGACAAAAAGGCATTAGAATTATTCGGACCATGCGCGACACTAAATTTCCCATTATGCAAGCAATAACTAACTACCAAAAAGAATCATATTTACGTCTCCTATTACAGGGACCGCCTGGAACAGGCAAGACTACCCTAGCCTGCCACTTCCCCGGTGCCTACATCGCAGACTGCGACATCGGTCTCGGCGGCGCACTCCGCTGGCTCAAACTTAACAACGGATCACTACCCGTAGGCTACGACATAATCGACCGTGACGAATCCGGTGTGGAAGTCCTCCCCATCAACCGTTACCAACGCCTAGGAAAATGTCTCAATGCCGCCCTAAAAGACCCTTCAGTCCAAACCATTGTCATAGACAGCGCCACCAAACTCAGCGACTACATGATTGACGAGGTGCTACGTCAACAAGGCAAAAAAGAGATGAGTATTCCGCTCTGGGGACAATACCTAAACCTGTGGAAGCACTTCATTAGCCAGCTCTCGGCCCAACGCAAGCACTTCGTTCTTGTATGTCATGAGAAAGTTGAAAAGGACGAACTAGAACAAAGCCTGAAATACTTTGTGCTCATCCCCGGCCAAATGCAGAATATCATTGGCAGTCTATTCACTGATGTTTGGAGGTGTGAGGTATCCGGCACTGTCGGCCCAAGTCCTAAGTACACATGGCAAGTCAGGAGTATGCCAGACTATCGCTACCAACTCAAGAACTCACTTGGCCTACCACCACTCTTCGCGTTCGATTGGAAGCTCATTGAGTCCAAGTTAAACGAGAATCAATGACAAAAACAAAACGTCAGTTCCTAATCTTCCATAGCCGAAATCCAAAACTTTGGTATTGGATTGATCACTTCGCTTTAGAGCGTGCGAGAGGCGGATGGGAGCATTATGGCATCAAAAGCGTTGTTGAAGTGGCAAGGTGGCATACCGCCATCCCCACTGAGGGAGATGTCTTTAAAATTCGAAATGACTATACAGCACATTATGCTCGCATGTGGATGTTAAAGCACCCCGAACATAACGGATTCTTCAAGACACACCACATCCCCGATGACGACCTGCCCGATTGCAATGACTACAGTCAACTGAAAGAACTTGAAACATGACCTCTACATTTCTCGTAACCTTAGAAATCGAATCACCAGACGTTATCCCCGATACCGCAATAGATCTAGAAGACGATCTATTAGCCGCAGGACACGACGTTATCACCGTAAAGCCGTGGGCCAGACCAACCCTGGGTGTGGCGGCTCCCGAACCACTGCCCCCACTAGGAGGCATGGCTCCCGAATCACCTCCAAGTCTATTTTAACCCTTTCTACAAAACAGTAGGAAAACAAAAGAAAATACAAACATATGGACACTCAACCGTTGAATATTAACCTCGACCTATCCCAGGTCGTCACCACCATACCGCTAATTGCCGATGGACAAACTCCCCTTGTGCGCCTCAAGAGCATCACACAAGGAGATCGCGATGGCGTTGTGGTATTGAAATGGGAGTTTATACTCGTAACTCCCGCTCAAACACAAGAGGGCACGGAAGTCAGACCCGGCTTTCCGCTGTTCGTCAACTTCGCACTGGACCAAGATTGGCTCGTCCAAAAGATGACTCGATTCATGGACGCCTTGCTAGGTACTGGCGACACAAACAATAGTAAAGGTCGCCCGGCCCGCCCTCGGTTCAATGCTGAAACCGCCGCTCAAATGCTAGGTGGTGAAGCGTACGCCCGTGTTATCGTAACTCGCTCCAAAAAGTCAGACTACGTCGGAAATGATGTTGCTAGTCTGATTCACAAGGACGACTACGAAAAGCACCAACAAGCAGCCTAAACAACCGAATTGGAGGGTAGGAAACTACCCTCCAGTTTTCTTTTATGAATACTATCACCGTAGACATACCCCCAGAAGCCTTAGCAAAAGCTTCCGAAAAAGCCACAACAGACAAAGCCAACTTCCAAGCTAAACGTGCCATAGAACAAGGCAGACCTTTGTCAACTGTTAAGAACTTCCAAGAGACTCCTACCCGCGAGCAAGTCCTAGAAGCCCTCACATTCGTCCGATCCCAGATCGACGGAAAGTCTCTAAGCCACGATTCAGTCATGCTCATGTTTCCGCTCAGCGATTGGCCCTACCACCCCCTTCTTCACAAAGAAGTTGGTATGTGGCACCGTTCATCCGCCTGTTCAGTAGAAGGCTTAATCAGAATATTTTTCGAGGAGCACACAAAATGGCTCAGGAACCGCGTTCCGAATCACAGTGGCCCCATCCCCAAACCCAAATCTCGCACCTGCCCCCACTGCGGAAAACCAATATAACCTAGTGTGCGCGAAGACCTACATATCGGCCTGCACCCCACTAAAAATGCCTTTACGTTCTACGAACCTCGCTACGGAGACACTTACAACGTATTTTTAGACACTCAAAACAACTTCGAGGTAGCCTTTAGATACATAGATGGCCGCAACGACGCCAATAACATCCTGACCTACGACTCGCTCACTGAGCTTCCGACCTACCACCGCCGAATCATTGAAGAGATCATTTGTGAATGGAAACAATAGTTCCCAACGAACTGCCAATCAATAGAGCGGATTACCGCATCGCCATCATAGGTGAAGCGCCGGGCGAGGACGAAGAGAACTACCACCGCCCCTTCGTGGGCGTCTCTGGTAAATTTCTAATGGTGATCCTGCACAACGCAGGCATCGACCGCCACTGTTGTCTAATTGGCAATGTCTGCCAAGTCCGCCCCCCATATAACGATATTGACCAATTCGCCTGGGACAGCCCCGAAATCCAAAATGGACTTGCTAAACTTGCAGACGATATCAACCTATTTGATCCTAACATTTGTGTTTTGTTGGGTAATACACCGCTCCGAGCCGCGTTAGGCTCCAAGCGCAAGATTTCTGATTGGCGCGGCAGCCTCTTCGTCGCCCAACTTCCCGGTCCCTTCCAAGGCCGGAAGTGTATCGCCTCTCTGCACCCCGCATACGTATTACGAGAGTTTTCTGGTTTCCCACTTCTCCGTTTCGACCTACAAAGGGCCAAATCAGAAGGTTACAATCGAAACCTAATCCTACCGCACCGCGATCTAATTATCGATGCGCCCGCCGAATCCCTATGCTTCCTAATGGACTACTGGCCTCCCGGTATCCGCTGTTCCATAGATATAGAAGGTGGCCTGAAAGAGGGCTGGCCGTGCGTCTCAATCGCCAACAGCCCACTGCGCTCCTACACCATCGTTTGGAATCGGTTCAGCGAAGACGAACACATTCGCGTTCTCCGCTCCTTCGCCAACTTAATGTATCGACTAGATGTGCCTAAAGTTCTCCAGAACCAGCTCTACGATAACTTCGTTCTCTCATATGGATATAAGATACCCATACGAAACGTATCGGAGGACACGCTCATCAAGTCCTGGTCAATTTATGCGGAGCTTCCCCGCTCTCTCGCCACACAAGCCTCCGTATGGACCCGCCAGCCGCACTGGAAGGACGATAGCATGTATCATTCTGACGGTGATGGCCTCTATCGCGGCTGCGCGATGGATTCTGCGGTCACCCTCGAAATCTGCAACGCCCAAGACAACGTATTGAGCGGAAAGCCGCTCAATCATTATCGAACCGTCCTAGCTCTCCAGAACATCTTTCTCTACATGGAGCTACGTGGTATAAAATACGACCAGACGAACGTTTCCTCCATGCTAGAGGAAAATGCCGCCAAAATGCTGCCCGTCCGACAGCGGCTTAATGAGCTGGCAGGCAGCGACCTTTTCGGCCCCAAAGGCAGTATTTCCGCCCCACGCCTAATTAATACACTCTACAAAGTTAAAGGCTACCCTCCACAATACGTCAAAGAAGAGGGTAAAAAGACCAAAAAGCTCACCTCGGACGTTGAGGCCATTCTAACACTTAAACGACACTTTCCCCATGACCCCTTTCTTTCCGATGTACTGCTTCATCGTCATTTGGAGGGTGTCCGAGAAACCCTTCAGATTACCGGAGATTTGGATGGGCGGGTTAGATGTGGCTATAGTCTTGAAGCGGAAACCGGGCGAGTTAAGTGTTACAAGAGTCCAACTGGGTCTGGGGCTAACCTCCAAACAATACAGAAAGCTCTACGCTCTAATTATGTCGCCGATACCGGCTACGACATGTTCCAAATAGACTTAGAAGGCGCGGATGGATGGACCGTCGCCTGCGAATGTGCTCGCTTAGGCGACACTACCATGCTCGAGGACTACTATGCAGGCATGAAACCCGCCAAAATCATCGCCCTGCTCTATTGGTTTGGTGACGAAATCAATGATATGGATCGCGAAGAGCTGAAGTGGCTCCATGACCGAGTATTTCCCATTGTCAAAGATCTTGCTGGCGACTGGATCTACCTCGGCTCCAAACGAGTCCAGCACGGTAGTTCCTACATGATGGGCATTCCAACGATGGTATTGAATATCCTCAAAGATTCCTTCAAGGAGTCTGGTGTGCCGCTTTACTTAGAGCAAAGCATCGCCAAACGCCTCCAAAACGCTATGTTCAGCCGCTACCCCGGCATCCAATCATGGCACGCATGGGCAGCGACTAAACTAGTCGCTGATGGAGAATTAGACGCAGCCTCCGGCCAGAATCGTATCTTTTTCGGTCGCCGTTTCGGACCAAACATTCACGACACAGTCAAGGAATTTCTGGCGCACCGCCCCCAAGCTAATACCACACACGCAATCAGCTTAGCCGCACTAAACCTCTGGAACGATTCAGAAAATCGCCGCCCAGACGGCTCGCTGATAATAGAGCCGCTACACCAGATTCATGACGCCCTGCTCGGTCAGTATCCCTCCAGAGTACGCCTCTGGGCGCACATGAAACTCCGCTCCTACTTCAAGAACAAGCTAAACATTGCAGGCCGTGATATAATAATTCCCTTTGATGGAGGTTGGGGGCCAAATTGGGGAGCCTGTACCAACAAACTATGACGGACCAAAAACTGACATTTGATTGGATGTATCGGCGTTACGAAATATTTATACCGCTCACAAAATGGCAAATCTACGATTGGGTGAACGAAATTTACTGGCGCACTAAATTTAAAATTCCATACTCAGCAAAACTATGATCTGTCCAAGTTGCAATAAAGACCTCGATGTCCACATACATGTGGGCTACGATAACGTACCTCCAGTCCCTGGAGACGTTATCTTCTGCGCGCGGTGTCACATTCCCCTAATCCTCAACAAAGACCAAACTCTCCGCATCATGTCCGAAGTAGAAATAGCTCTTCTTTCTGATGAAGAACGGGCCGACTTAGATTTCGCCTTGCGCCTACCCAAACTCAAATAAAATGAGCCTACCACAGCACGCATCCACTCGATATGTAAGCAACTTACTAAACAGAGGTCGAAATGACGATTTTAATCTTGTCTCGATCACACAAGAAAATGCCATCCATGACGGTATCGTTGTCGGCAGCTACTATACTATATGCATTCGCCACATTGAGGCTGTTCTTGCAGCCAGCGGCGTAACTCCCTCACAGGCCGCCCGTCGCTGCATGAAAAAATTCGGTGTAACCTTCAGAGAATGAAACAAACATTCGTTCAACAGTTCCGCAGCGGTAATATTGACAAACCAATATCCAGGGAACAAATCGCTAACGCCCTAATCGAAATCGCAAAACAACTTCGCCTCCCAGAACAACCTGACCCAAATCAAAGTTACTGGTATGAAACCAAGGACTTAAGTTTTGACCTTACAGGCATAGGAACATATGACGAAGGTTCGATAAGACTAATTACTAATCTATGATCCCCATGCTCCCAGATGTCTTCGCACCACACAAAGTAATCTATCCCTGCTTAGTGCAGCCCTACATAAAAGGTCCGCGCACCTTATATCAAAATGGCGTATTTTATGGTGCATCACCGCCCGAAACCCTCGGCATCATCCTACGCGACATATTCCCGCCCAAAGTAATGCTGGACGGCGTATTCACCAACGCCTTTCACGTTTTCGATGTGGTAAGTTACAAGGTGCCCTTCAAGGACCGCTTCGATACAGTCTATCAAGTCCTAAACGACACTACCAAATACCAGCACGGCGTCATTCCGGTAATTACCCGTAAAGTATTTGACGAAGAGCAGGCTGAAGATCAATTCACCTTCTGGAAAAGCGAAGGCCACCCCGGTATGATCTACCGCCTCGGCAACTGCTCCTACACCAAACCCTCACCCAAAAACAAGTTCAACCGTTGCAAACAACTACTACTCAGAATATGCGAGAATTCCACCCCTACACCTACAAATACGAAGGCGACAGAGTAAAGATACCGATCCACCCCGCAGACGAATCACGCGGCTACGTCTCTGGCACTGTCATCCACCGCGCGCCTTCAGACGAATTAATTGTTCAGTGGGACGAAAAACTTCCCTATCTGCCCAATCCCAGTCCCATCTTCCCCGCAATCCTTATCTAATGCACTGGAACGACTTCTTCGCAGGCGTTATAGCGGGCTGGATCACATCCTTAGCAATCACGGTATTCTTCCTCTACTGCAAACTGAAATCTTATGAAGACGACGACGAATAGCATCGATGACATGATGCAGCTCCTCCGCACCCTCAAAACTTCACAAGTCCGCAAACAACTAGAACATGACTCTAAAACCAAACCCCTCCGCTACTGGGACTCCAACATAGAAGAGTGGATTCCGCGGTCAGCTATCATTCACGGGTTCCTCTATGACGCAAAAGAGCAGCTGTGAATTTCATAGACAGGTTCCTCCAGTATACTAGCGGAACCGAAGTCCCAGATGCTTTCTACGTCTGGGCTGGCTATGCCACAGTCTCCTCCGCCATCGGTCGTCGAGTGTGGTTTAACCTCGGCTCCATGACCTACTATCCCAACCTCTATATAATGTTGGTTGGAGATGCTGGTAGCGGAAAAAGCACGGCTATAAGCCGCGCTAGATCTATCCTTGAGCCAATCAACGAGGAAATTCTATCGAAATCTATAGAAACACCAGAAGGTTTATGGCGATTTATGGGCGGCGACCCAAAAGCGGACCCGCCCGTTCCCAGCACCGTCGCCACACCAATCAAATGCCCTGACGGTTTCGAGCGTATCAGCCACCCATTCACCATCTTCGCCAACGAGTTCGTAAACTTTATTAGCAAAGACCCAATCGGCTGGATCAGCGCCATGAACGACATCTATGAAGGAAAAACGTACGGATACCGCACCAAAAATCGAGGCACCGATGACCTAAGTGATCCATATTTAGTAATTTTGGGCGCACTCACCACTGACATCTCGACCTCCATGCAAAAGGACGAAATTATCAAGTCTGGCTTCGCCAGAAGGACAATTTTTCAGTTTGGAGAACGCAAATACCATGAGCCGCACGCGATCCCCGGTTATGTTAACGAGGAGCAGCGCCAGCAGTTGATCACTGCTGCCCAAGAACTCACCAAACTCTCAGGGGAGGTCACTTGGTCGCCCGAAACTCAAGTGTGGTGGACCGAATGGTATAGCCAACACAATGAAGCCATCCCCAATGCCGTTCCCTACCTCAAAAATTGGCTGCACTCCAAACCCTCTCAAGTTCTAAAGGTAGCCATGCTCACCGCACTCGCGGAAAACCCCCCATCTCTGGTTATCACCAGAGACCACCTACAAATCGCCATCGACAGAATCTCCTTGTGCGAAAAAGACCTCTACAAGATCTTTGGTGGTGTGGGCCGCAACGAACTGGCAGAGGTCACCGTCCGCATCCTAGACTTCATCCTAAAGCAGCCGGTCCCTATATCCCTACCTAAGCTTAACAAGCTGTTTTGGAAAGACTGCAAGCCGCCCTATGACATGGACGCCTGCATCAAATACCTAGTTGATTCTGAACAAGTCGTTCGTTCCGTCTACACCGAAGGCGTCGGAAACAACCAGCGAATAACTACGATCCTCGCCTCCCCAGAGGCTATGGCAGAATTTGTGCAACGGATGTCGCCTCCTCAGGGCTAGCTGCCAGCTGCTTAACTTTCTTGACTTTGCCCATCCTGCGCTCCGCCTCCCTATATACCTCTTCTTTAGTAAGTTCAGGATTCTCGGCCCACACCTGATCTCTCGTCCGATACATTTCCCAATCCTTCTTCCTGATTGGTATACCTAACCGGCGCAGTGCATTATCTCTAAACACCTGTTGCTCCTCTAATGTCGGCAGTCCGTAATTTACTGGCAACATCCTCGCGATCTGCGTATCGTTCTTGTTGAGCTGTCTCCTCAAGTCCCTGGGAAAGTGCTGCTCCATCGCCGCCTCCACCGCTTTCCGGCCCCCCGCAAAAATGTCATAATTAGGATCTTGTGCCGCCCTCTCTTTAAGCTTTTCAACCGCCGTACTAAAGTTTTGATCCAAGACATTCTGTCCTAGATCCTGATTAAACTTAGCGTCCATTCTGCGGTGCTCGTTCTCGCTGGCCTTCTTAATGCGGTTCATTTCGTAATAGTCTGTGAGTCGTGTGGGCTGAAATCCCAGCACCTGGCCCGTCAGCTCACCCCACGTCCTATCGCCTCCCGCAATCGGTTTCCCGTTATAATCTATAACTTTCCCATCTCCCCTTATCGCATCAATAATCTTCTTGACCGCAGGCGGCATCATATCCTTCGCCCCACCCAAAAAGTCCTTATTTATCATCTTCTGTCCGCCCTGTGCAAACTTAGTCAGGATCTGCACCGGAGCACTATGCAGCATATCGGGCTGAAATCCATTAATCTCACTTACCCCAGGCACCGTGTTCCCCATACTAAGGCGGCTTTGAAAGTCCCATCCGAACATACTAGGCACACCGTTCAGCGCCAAGTCCGATAGAATCGTGTTGTGTTCGTCGTCCTCACCGAACAGTTTTTGCGTAAGTGACCTGATATTCTTTTGTAACTCTAGGCCGGGAAATCCTAGCTCCAACATTGCCACCGCACTAGACGCGAACGGCACCCCCAGCACCCCTGCCAACCCGGCCTGTACTGCAAATAGCTGTGCAGTTGCCTTCCTTGCATTCCATTTTTCAGCCGGTGTAAAGCCTGAACCCGGTGAACCCTGCTTAATCAACTTAACGATCTGCCCCACCGTCCCGATATTAAATGATTGTAGCGAATTCATCACCATCGCCGCAGACTTAGGCATCATATTGAACGCCAAAATCGGTCTATTGGCCTTGCCGCCCACATCGTTCACCGCCCAGTTAAACTCCTCCGCTTTCCTGTACGCCTCCTCCTTGGACAAACCAGTAGACCTATAATGATCGAACGCCGAGATCATTGCACTCTGCGTATTAACATTCTCCACTGCCCGATACGCCAGCATCACAGTATCGTTGAATCGATGTAGTAAACTATCGCTTCTCTGAGCGATGGACTGTGGCCTCCCGTGATTCAGCGCCCACTGCATCTTCAGCGTAATATCATTTTCCCGCTCCCCCACCGTATCATACGCCGATCCGGTCTTGTCCTGCTCATACTTATTGATGAGCCACTCATGGTCCGGACTACGCCATTTTGATTTATCAAAATACGCTTCCCCCACTTCGCGCACCGCATCAATTACCCGCTTAAACGAGTCAATCGGCTTCCCCGTAATCCTCGTCATCTCGGCCGCGCCCCGCGTGAACATCTGCGTACCGTTCGCAATCGCACTCGCTATATTACCACCCAAATACCAAGTCGAGGCCAACCTAGACATGTGCCTCCCGAACTCTGGATCAGGCACCAGCATATTCTCGGAGTGCATCGTAATCATGCGCTGCAAATCCGGCCTTTGCATGTACTCTGGACTCGCCAGCAAAAACTTAGTCTGCGCCTTGTACAGTGCCCTCGACCAATACGCCGCATTCTTCTTGCTTCCACTAAGATGGTTATCGATCCACATTGTCGGCTCACGCGCCCCGCCTGCCACCTTAGCTCTATAATTCACCCGCGTATCGCCATCTGAGTCATTTCGCCTAATATTGACAATTTCATCGCCCAGCCCCTGTGCTGCTGCCCGCGTATCTACCCTAGTGAAGTACTCCCGCCCGTTCTTCTTGTACGTCACGTCCCACTTACCATACATTTCCTGCGTAACTTGAGCAGGATTGTTCTCAAAGTGTTCTCTCTCCTCACTTATTTGCTGGAGTTGCTCTACAAAATGATCCTGAAGTTCCCCAATCTTATTGAAGTCTACATCAGCGATCTTTTGCAGTGCCAACTGGCCCTGCTGAGCGACCTCTGGATTTGTCGGATCTTTCATCATCCGCAACACCGCATCCGCCAACACAACATTCTGGTTAGCCTTCAATCCCATCGCCGGACTAAGTATCCGCGCCCCCTCCACCACCGCAATGCTCTCCATTTTCTCCAGCTGCTGGGCGGCATTAACCGCATTCGATGAAACCACCCTATTCATCAGCGCAGTAACATTCGCTTTCTGCTCCTCACTGAGTCCCTTCAGCGCCTTAGCAACCGCCGGATCATCGGGCGAAAGCATAACCACGTTATTAGTGGCTTGTCCCCGCTTCATATTCACATCGATCCACTTATCCAACGCGCTCTTAACCGCAGGACTCTTCAACGAGTCCACGTACCTATTCGTCCAGTTACCCTCATCGTCTATCCAGAACGTTTTCATCGTCTCCCGCTCCATCTTCTTGATATTCGCCTCAAGTTGATGTGACTTCGACGCATACTCAGCAGCCTCTGGGCTCTTCCCGGCCTCATAATTCAACGTTTTGAAATAATCTTTAGCAAACTGGATCGAATCCTTCACCACCGAAAACGGATCTGACAAAATGTTATTGTACACCTTCTGCATGAACGTCGCCGGTGCCAGCGAACTCATTCCATCCGCCGCAGCAGCTGCTCGCGAGCGTCCCTCACCATTCTTCAGTATCTCCTTAACCGCACTCAACGGTCCCTCTACCGGCACGTCCCCCACTGGTACATCCGCCTTGTTATCTTTATGGTTCGCAGCATTCAGTACATCCAGCGTTTGTTGATGATCCCTGGCCTTAGCATAAAGGTAGTCTGCTATCTCAGTTGGAATTTGATCCAACGTCTCATGGTCGAGCGATTCGTCGCCCCGCACCATAGCATTATAAAATTCGTCGATATTCGGGTGGCCTGATTCGTCCAGCGCCAACTTCAGCCACTCTGACATCTTA